GGCAGAAAAGCAGGGCAGGGGGTGGGGTGGGGGTCGCTTTCCTCCGCAAAAAATGGCACCCCCGTGTCTTAAGTCTGGCCCGTATATGTATAATACTCCCACACAAAAAATATACGCTAAAGTGAAATGTCCTAATTTGTACACATATTTCTAGTGACCTTGGTCACAAAACGTAAATAAAATCTACCGTAGACGGGAAATCGGTTATTTTTTCTGCCTTATATATAGTAGGGAGTAAAACGAACCAGTACTAGTTTTACGACCGATACTCGCTACGTTGGCACTACGCGAGTCCCCCTAGGACGAGCACCAACTTACCCCTCGCTGCGCTGTGGCTTGCTCGGGCGCTAAGCCCGACTGTGCGGTGCACGGCACCGCTTTTAGTGGGGATAGTTCTATCTCCAGTATAGAGATCTCTTCCCCTAGTATAAAATTTATTACGCGCCTCGCGGCGCACTATTAGAGGAGACTACGTGGCAGAGAAGTCCAGTGACATCGCCAAGCGTCTGATCCTTTCAGGTGTAGCAGAAGGTCTAACCATCGAAGCAGCCACGGCTGCATCTGGTAAATCCTATAAGACTTATGAATACTATCGCAGGACCGATAAGGTCTTTGCAGACAAGATGGACCGAACACGGCTAGGGTTGAAAGACAAGAACTTTGCCTCATCCGATGTCCACGACTTAACCTTTGCAGAGTTCCGCCAGAGGTACTTACACTCTCAGACCTTTGCTCACCAGCAGAACCTGATCGATGTGATCGAAGGACGTGAACCTTCCTGGCTACATCCCAGTATGAAGTATGAACCAGGGCTGGCTAGTAACCGTATCCTTGTTAATATCCCGCCCAACCACGCCAAGTCGATGACGGTCACTATCGATTACGTCACCTGGCAGGTTTGTCAGAACCCTAACTTTCGTGTTCTGATAGTTTCCCAAACGCAGCAATTGGCTGCTGACTTTCTCTACGCCATCAAGCAACGCCTGACACATCCTAACTATGAAGCACTGCAACAGGCTTACGCTGCTGGCGTAGGGTTTAACTCTAAGTCTGCCTCGTGGCAGGCTACCCGCGTTACCTTCGGTGATGAACTGAGAGAATCCTCAGAAAAAGATCCTAACATTGAGGCCGTCGGTATCGGTGGTCAGATCTACGGTAAGCGTGCAGATATGATTATCGTAGACGATGCGGTGACATTAAAGAACGCAAACGAATTTGAGAAGCAGATCCGCTGGTTAACCCAAGACGTGCGCTCTCGTCTTAATCCTACTGGTAAGTTAATCATTATCGGTACCCGCGTTACAGCAATTGATCTTTACAAAGAACTACGCTCCGAGGACCGCTACCCTGGTGGCCTTGTACCTTGGAAGTATCTGGCTATGCCAGCATTACTAGAAACTCACGAAGACCCTGAGAAGTGGGTTACCTTGTGGCCCGCATCAGATGCTCCCTTTGATGGGCAGATGGAATCTGATAAGAACGAAGATGGACTTTACCCCCGCTGGAATGGTCGTAACCTTTACAACGAACGTCAAGCAATGGACGCATCTACTTGGGCGCTGGTCTACCAGCAACAAGATATCTCCGATGATGCTATCTTTGACCCAGTATGTGTGAGAGGTGCTATTGATGGTATGCGTAAAGCAGGTCGTTTGGTTCCTGGTCACCCAGGCCATCCGCGTGATCTTAGCGGTTTTTCAATTATCTGTGGCCTTGATCCCGCTATGGTTGGTGATACGGCCGTCGTTTGTTATGCTATTGATAGGACTAGCCATAAACGCTATATCGTTGATGCTATTAAAATCACTAGGCCAACACCTGCTGCGATCCGTCAAATAATCTTTGACTGGACCGCGCTCTATCAGCCTACCGAGTGGATTGTAGAAAAGAATGCTTTCCAATCATTCCTTACGCAGGATGAAGGTATCAGGCAAAACCTGGCCTCTCGAGGAGTGCTACTGCGGGAACACCATACTGGATCCAATAAATGGGACTCAGGCTTTGGCGTTGCATCAATGTCAACTTTGTTCGGGACCAAGCAGCACGACGGTAAGCACCACAGAGACAACCTTATTCATTTACCTTCTGACCAAACTGAAAACATTAAGGCGCTCATCGAGCAATTGATTACCTGGTCGCCTACTACTAAAGGTAAGACCGATATGGTGATGGCGCTGTGGTTCTGTGAGATCCGCGCACGCGAGATGCTCAACCAAGGTATGCACAAGACCCACCATATGAAAAATCCATTTCTATCTCGTAGTGAGATAGGCAAGCGAACAGTTATCAACATAGATGAACTGCTTGCAGAAAAAGATCGCACATTCATCTAAGGAGATACAATGGCAGCAAATAAGAAAAAAAACGATAACTACTTTGAAAATCTTGGTAAAGAATTTGCTCAATTTTTGCGATCAAGAGATATTGCTAATGAAACTGAAAGAACTTACAAAAGTTCAAAAAGTAATGCTATGACTCCTGCAGCACAAGCAGGTGCTAAACGTATAGGAAAAGAATTAAAAATTGATTTGAAGAAAGAACGCAATGCTAAAGGACAACTTGCTGGAGCATTGCTTCAAGGTCGTCGCTATAACGGTAACAAGCAAGTTAAGAAGGCGGGTAAGAAGTAATGCCAAATATGAAGAAGCCTGTAGTTAAGCCTAAGACAACACCAAAGGCTCCAGCAAAGAAGCCAGCAAAGATGACTCCGCAGGATGCAGCAATGAAGAAGATCCTTGAGAAGAAGCACGGCAAGATTTATGGCTAAAAAAACTACTCCTAAAGGAGCAGGCCGTGGAGACATTATTAACTACGGATGGAATGAAGCAGAAAAGGCTTTGAACAAAGTTCGTAAAGAAGTTGCAAAAACTATTGTTGCTGGTGCTATTGGTGGTATTGGAGCAAAGGTTGCATCAGGAGTTAAAGGTGCAGTTGCTGCAAAGAAGGTTGCTGACAAGGCACCTTATGTAAAAACAACACGAGGCACACAAGCAAAGAATGCAGACATTACATTAAAGTCACCTGGTTCTAAGAAGTCAGGATCTCCTAAGCCTGGAACAAAAGCAACTATTAAGAAAGTTGTTGAGCCAGCAAAGGGTGCTCCTATGGCAAGCGCTAAGGCTGCTAAGAAAACATCAAAGACAGGACGTGCCGCTACTGTCGCTGTTATTGGTGCAGGCAAAGCATTAGAAACCGCATACAAGGTCGGCAAAGACCAAGGCAAAAAAGAAGCCAAAAAGAAGAAGTAAGGAAAACAATTGTTATCAACTAAAGAGGTAGTAGCAAAGGTAGCACGTCTACAAACACGCTACTCCGCACGTGACCAGAGAATGCGCGATGTGCTCTCTGTACGTCAGGGAGACATTAGCAAGGTTTACCCTGCAATGTTTTCTGAGGAATACCCAAAGCCTCTAGTTGCTAACTTCATTGACGTAGCAGCACGTGACCTTGCAGAAGCAATGGCACCGCTACCATCGTTTAACTGCGCTGCAACCAATATGGTTTCAGACTCAGCACGCAAGGCAGCAGATACTAGAACTCGTATTGTCAACCATTACATCAGTGCATCTGAACTTCAAATTCAAATGTACACAGGTGCTGACTGGTTCAACACTTACGGTATGTTGCCAGCGATTGTAGAGATGGACTATGAAACCAATAATCCGAGAATACGTCTGCTTAATCCTTTTGGTACTTACCCTGAAATTGATCGATTCGGTCGCACAGTTTCGATTACACAAGTTATGGCATCTGATGCGGAGACATTAGCATCACAGTACCCAGAGTTCTATGACCAGATTATGCCTACGAATGTGTACGCACCTGGTTCACCTTACGTATCTCTTGTTCGTTACCACGACAAGGATCAGGATCTTATCTTTATCCCAGAGCGTAAGAACCTAGTACTCTCAAACATTCCGAACCCTATTGGTAAGTGTATGGCACACGTTGCTATGCGCTCATCTATCGACGGTGAAGCACGTGGACAGTTTGATGATGTTCTATCAGTTCAACTTGCTCGTGCTCGCTTTGCAGTATTGCAGATCCAAGCAGCAGAAAAATCTATCCAAGCACCTATTGCTATCCCACAGGATGTGCAAGAGTTGGCTCTTGGTCCTGATGCAATTATGCGCTCTGCTAACCCACAAGGTATTCGTCGCGTTCCGCTAG